GGGAGAAACTGAAGCTAAACGGGAAGTTTCAGAACCTGCTTTTCAGCGAAACCGAGGCCTGGAACGGGGCGCTAAACACCCACGAGCGGGTCAAACTCAAAGCCGCTTCGATGCTCGAAGAATTTCTGCCGGAGCTAAATAATCGGCTCCATGACCAGGACGAGGCGCTACCCGCAAAGATCGAGGGCGCCAAAATGGTGGCGCGCATCGCCGGCATGGGAGAGCGCGCGGTGGATGGTTCAGGCGGTGGCGAGCGCTTCACAGTCACCATCAACCTCGGCGAGGACTCGAAGCTCCTCACGTTCGAGAAGCAGTTACCTGCGAAGGTAATTGACCACGACCCCAGCGAATAAGTGCTCTCCAGGAGCCAGTACCTGAGAGAGTGGCGGCTTAAAAACGCCGATCGTGTTCGCGCCTACACTCAGCTTCGGGCGCCGCATCGAGCCAATAGGCACCAACAAAAAAAATACGGGATCACCACCAAAGAGCGGAACAGAATCCTGCGGTCGCAAGGTTATCGCTGCGCTGGGTGCCGGAAGAAAAAATCTGGTCACTGGCACACTGACCATTGCCACCGCACCCAAAAGGTCCGCGGTGTGCTGTGCATGCCGTGTAACACCGCGCTGGGCTTCGCCAAGGATAGACCCACCACGCTTCGACGGCTCGCCAGTTACCTCGAGAAGTAAACCCTCAAGAGACTCATGGAGTACCTCTGGCGTGTAGCGCCATGGAATGGCCTCCATAAATTACACCGCGTCGCCCACCGCCGCGCGCTTCATGAAGTCAGCTTCGTTCGGCAGACTTATCGCCGGGCCCGTCGGCAGCGGCAAGACCATCAGCTGCGTGTTCGAGCTCTTCCGGCGTTCGTGTGAGCAAGCCCCCGCCCCCGATGGCTTTCGCTACACACGCTGGGCGATCGTCCGGCAGACGCTCAAGCAGTTGAAAGACACCGTCCTCAAGGATATCACCACATGGCTCGACGGTATCGCGACCTACAAAGTCTCTGAGAACACCATCCACGTCACGATCGGCGACGTGCGATCCGAATGGATCCTGATCCCACTCGACAATCTCGACGACCAGCGGCGGCTCCTAAGTATGCAGCTCACGGGCGCGTGGATGTCCGAAGCCATTGAAATGGACGTCGGCCTCGTCGACTCCCTCGCCGGCCGTTTGGGTAGATATCCTTCCGCGGCGCTCGGCGGTTGCACCTGGTTTGGCATGATCGCCGACACCAACATGCCGTCCGAAGGCACCGACTGGCACAAGTTCATGGCCACGAACACGCCGCCCGACTGGCAGATTTTCATCCAGCCCGGCGGGCTCGAGGCCGGCGCGGAAAACCTCAACTGGCTCACGCAGACCACCGAGACCCTCAAGCTGCCCATCGACGACCCGGCGCGTATCGCCCAAGGAAGGACCTACTATGAGCGCCTCGCACGCGGCCACGGTGTTGATTGGGTACTCCGGTATGTCCACGCCAAATACGGCAATGACCCCTCGGGCACAGCGGTGTTTCGAGAGAGTTTCATCCGAGGCTTCCATGTTGTCAAAAATCTGGAGCCTGTATCCGGCCACCCCATCATTATCGGTCAGGACTTCGGTCGTGACCCCGGTTCCGTCATCTGTCAGCTCGATCATAAAGGCCGCCTCCTGATCCTGGAGGAAGTCGCGGCCGAGGACATCGGCCTCGAAGCCCATATCGAGCGCGCCCTTCGGCCGGCGCTGATGCAACCGAGATATCTCGGCAAAGCGATCGCCATGGTTGGCGACCCCAGCGGCGTTTCAAAATCTTCCATCTACGAAGAGACCACTTTCGACGTCCTGAAGCGCATGGGGTTTATGGCTTTTCCGGCGCCGACCAACGACATAGATCCGAGGCTGCGCGCCGTCGAGGCTTTCCTCTTGGCGCAGCGCGACGGCGGGCCAGCCATACTTTTCGACGAGGACCGATGCCCTTCCCTAATTCAGGCGATGGCCGGCGGATATCGTTTTGCCAAAACACGCTCGGGTGCGCGTAAGCCTACGCCCGATAAGAACGAGTTCTCACACATCGCTGACGCGCTGCAATACGCGTGTCTCAGCGCGCACGGTGGAATGCAGGGGTTGTTCGCCAAGAGAATGGCCGGTCGCATCAAGAACAACCGGCCCAAGATGTCGGCTGGAGCGTGGACTTAATCAGGCTTCGAGAACTCGTCGGTCCAGGTCCCGCCGTCGTCGGCCGCGGAGTTGAACCGGTGGTTCAAGAAGGCCACTGACCCTAGAGCTTGGGTCACTAACGCCGAATCAGTTTTGTCCGGAACCCACGTCGATGCTGCGACGCCCTTACCATCCACGGTGGCGATCGCCAGGAACTTGATGTCCCCCCTTTTGGCGGCTCGCAGCAAATCCTCAAGGAGCTTCACGATCTCGGCGTCCGCGGTTACCTCGGGGGTAACGATGCGGGGCTTGAATGGGAGCACCACGGTGGCGGTGTCGCTAAGATTGTCGTCGTTCATCGGAGATCTTTCGTCCAATAGAGGGTGTTCGGAAAAGCCCATGGGTGGGTCGGGTGGTAGAGTCGGTAGCCGGCAGCGAGAATGTTATTCGCCGAGTGGATGGTGTCGGTGGTGATGGTCGTATCTGTGACGATCCTTTTCCAGCCCACACGGCGCGCCTTGGCCTCGAAGCACTGCATAAGCCGGCGCTGGATTTTATTGCCGCGGTGTTGCTTGAGCACCCCTACGCGGGAGAAGTATCCAATGTCGTCGTCCAGGATGCTTTCACCGCAGCCGGCGAACGCCACGGGATCGCCGTCGAAGTAGGCGATCCACCAATACCCATCACCGTAGTCGCCGTGAGGGGCGTTGGATCCGAAGGTTCGATGGTGCAAGGCAGCGAGGGTGTCTGCCTCGTCGTCTCCATCAACCTCGCGGATTTTGTACGGGGTCATTGTCGATGATCGCCTTGACAATGTGGAGCGCCTCTTCAAGCGCCGTGACCCGGAAGCCGATGGCCTCTGCGACCATCATGTGCTCGTGCGGATTGCCCTTCGCTTCCATGGCGACGACGATGGGGATCCGCTTGGCATCGGCCCAGGCGATCTCCATGACGGTGCCGATCGAAACTCTCTCGGCGCCCAAGAGGTTGACCAGCAAGACGTCACAGCGGGTTGCGTCGTATCGATCTCGAGTCATCACGCCGCGCGGCAGAGAAAGCACACCGAGGTGCGCGTACTCTTCGCCCGTTCCGGAGATCGGCCCGTTGACTTGGCGGAGGTAGTCCTTCGCGCGCAGGGGCGAGAGGCCCCTGATGTCGTATTTGGCGAGTTCGGCTTTGGCGTAGGCACGCCAGTCTTCAGCGCCGTCGTACGTGAGCCCAGTGATGGGGCCGGCCAGATAGACCTGAAACGACTTCATGCTTCGAGCCTCGCCGCGGCAGCGCGGAGCTGCTGCGCATTTTCCCGTTCGGCGGCTGCTTCAGCCCTCAGCTCGGCCGCCTGTTTTTCGAGGTCCTCGGCTTGTTTCTCATCGCCCAAAGCTCGGCCATCTTTGTGTTGCGCAAGTTGAAGAAGGTATTCGGCTGGGGTTTTGGTCTCACTGAAGCCGTTCATGACGCGGGCCCCTGAGTGGTCGGAGCGGCCTGCTTCGCGGCGACCTCGTTCATCCAGGTGCCGAGCTGGTTGATCGTATAGAACACCCGCTTCCCAAGCTTGAGCGATGCCGGGCCAGTTTTCTGGCTGCGCCATGTCGCCAGCGTGCCCGCTGAGTTGAGCAAGAGGACCGCGGCGGTCTCTTCCTCGGTGAGTAAGCCGATCGCCTTGCGCGCTTCGGACGCGGTCTTCTCGACCTGGCGGGCGTGGTGGTCCGCTCGCATCGCGGCCATCTCCGCTTCGTATTCGGCGGGGACGGGGTTGCGACGGTAAGCCTCGGTGTGGGTGTCTTCGGTCATAAAGCCCTCTGTGTTTGCTAGAGCTTAAATGAGTCCAAAGCTTACCCACGTCAAGTAAAAACGTGAGAAAAATCAGTATGTTACCTTGGAGTTACTGATGGATTACTTGGCGAATACTTCCGCGAGACTCTCGTAGCTTTCCCCATTTTGGTGAAACCTAGTTGACACAACCGGGGCGGGTGTGGCTGGTGGGACGAGGTTGGGAGGAATCAATGACAAATGAAGGTTGGCAAACTCACACGCTTTTGCCATGGAAGAGGGTCAAACTGATCGACGGATCGGAGCAGCGAGGCGGGCTAATCATGCGCCGGAAGGCGAATGGTGTCTGGCAGTATCGCTTACCGACGCTGGACGAGGCCTATGCTGACTGGGTGAGTTTTCAGTGGTAGTTAGGTCGCAATCAAGTCCATGCGAATGCCAGCGGGTCCGCCGGGATTCTTGCCCATGCCGATTTGCGTGTAAGTTCCTCCAACCGGCCAATTGAATGTCTGAGGGGCGTCTCCGAGGAACATATTTCCGCTGTCATATAGCTGCGTTGCTAGGCTGTTGTCGGTAAATATCTGCATTCTCACGGCAACGTTTCCTGCCGAAGGCTGATTGCCAGACACAGATATGGTGTAGTTCGTACCTTCTGTGGGAGACAGATAGTACTGGCCAAAGTTGGTCCAATTATTCCATGGCTGAACACTTGTGTTGTCGCGGTAGGAGTAATGCGCAATCGTGCTGAAACCCACGCCGCCGTTGATGGCGGTCGTGTCGGGATACTCATACAAGTTAGTGATCGTGTTGAACGCGCCAGCTAGTGGCGCGCCGCCGCCGAAATTAAACCACGGCCCGCGCATGGATAACAACGGCTGTTTGGCCCACGGCGTTGGCGTAACCGGGTTTCCATTCCTGTCGAGCCACCCGCTAACCGAAGTCACGGGACGCAGCCCGTTGCGGATCGTATCTAAATTGGCGTTGATGGAGCCGTTATAGCCCGCGCAATTCGGCCAAGTAGAGCCAATCTCGCCGTACATATTAAAACCTCCGCTGCCTTGGCCAGACGTGTCAACAAGGTAGCAGCCAAATTTCATCAGTGTGCGGGCGATAGCCATTGCTTGGGTGTTGCCGCCCAGCGTGCTGAGATCGAACGTCGGCGGCAACATCATCAACGTGCCATAGTGAAAATTCCCGGTGAAATTCGGATATCCGTTCACGTCCTGCATCGTGGACGGGAAAATCGGAAGATTTGCAACGGTGAACTGATCACAGCCGAACATGGTAGCGTGATTGACGATCGGCAGGTCTTGTTCCCATGTCCGCAGCAATCCGGCAGAGGCTGCTATACCAGAGGCGCGGGGTCCGCCTGGGCGAGATGGAGAGCCCCACCCGGTACCGTCGATGGGATAGTTCGAATATAATCCGCACTGCCAGCCGCCCGATCCGTTGGGGCCAAATTCCCAAAAGGCGTGAATTAAACCAGTCGTGGAATCATACACATCGAGATGACCGTCACTACCCGTCGCCGCCGTAGCGCTTACCGGGAAATGCGGTAAGGTAACGTTTCTAATAACCTGCTCGTCTGATACGGGACTGGTGTTTATGGTCCGAGGAGGATCGCTTGCGGTGGCGTAGAAGAACCCGGTTGAAAACGCGGGGTCCATCGCCGCAAAATTGGCCCCGAAAGAGGGTGAGTTGACCGGGATCGTATTGGTCCCGAGTATCGGACTCACGGGATAAACATTCCAAGGCGAGTTGTTGGCAAACGGGGTCAGGAACGCCTGCTGTATCGGGGTTTGGTTTACAAAGGAAAGGAGGCCGATTGTCATTTACCACCTACTGCTGAAATAGGCTTCGATCTGCGCGCCGTATGCGGTCCAGTCGGCATTTCCAATGATGACTTCCGAAACAGGTCCATCCCAACCGCCGCCGGTTTGCGCTACCTGTCCGGACGTTTGCGCCGATCCAATGCAGATGCTTCCGGGCGTGGCCCAGTTCGGGGAAACGCCCCCGAAGCCTCCACTGCTGCCGTTGACCCATAGAGTATTTGCCGAGGCGTTATAAATCGTTCCGACATGCACCGTAGTTGCTAGCGAAATCGCTGACACGGGGCCTGTACCACTGTTACGAAAGCTTGAGATGTTGTTGTTAGCGCCATCTCGGGCCAAGAAACGAGCATTGCCCGCTGTGTCGTAATCGTTGCCTGATGCCGTTTCATAAGAGACGACGCCGCCACTGACTCCTGTGGCGCTATTCATCTGAAGCACGGCGAATGCAGAGCCCGCGCCGCCGGTACCCATTGCGACCGAGGAGGCTGCTGTTAGCAGGTTCTGGTTGCTGGCTGCGCTGAAAGAAACTGTCTTTTTGCTGTTCAAACCAGCGGTGAGGAACGTTGGCTTATTGGCCGGAGAGGATCGGGTTAAGTGATTGCCGAGCCCGCTATTGTCATTCCATTGCTGGACAGTCCCACTATTAACGGCAGCAGTTACGCCAGCGTCGCTGAATACTCCGACATCGGCCTTATACCACGCGATCAATCCCGGCAGTAATGCTGGCGTCCATAAGACCGTGCCGGGCACCGACCAGCCGCCGTCACCAAGCCACACACCGCCTTTTGACCAGCTCATAACTTAAACCCAATCAATCGAGCCGGTCAGATCGCCAGCAACAACCACCGTTGTATCGCTGTCGGCCTGAAGCTTCGTGATTGCATAAGCAATGCCCGTGCCAAGCGTCTTGCCGAGCGGGAAGAACTTGGAGAAGCCGCCACCAGCGGGGATGGGGATTGTCCAGACCGGAGTATCAGTGCCAACCGTTGGTGCCGATGCCTTGTTGTATATTTTCAGGAACACCGTGTAAGCGGCGGGATTGAACACGTCGATGTTGTAGATCTGGCCTGCGGACGCCTTTAGTGATGTGGCGTTGGTGGACGCAGCAGCGTTGACCCGCGAGGAGGTCGAGCCGTTGGCCGTAGCCGTAGGCAGCGCAGCCATAATCGTCACCGGAGCGCCGAGCTGCACGTTGTTGTTGGCGTTGCTAACAATGACGCTGAGGCCAGAGGCGATCAGATCGTCGATGGTCTTGACTGTTTGATTGGCGGCGTTCGCGTCCTTGACAAGTATCGTCATGGTCTAAAATCCTACGACTGAGGTGTATTGTGAATTTCTGGCGTCGCTGAAATTGAGTGATAGCGTGAACGCACCGCCACCCAGCGCCGCAACTGCCGCCTGGAGCGCCATCAGCTGCTGCGCAAGATCCGAGTTGTCGATCCGCTGCTTGATCGGTAGGGACGCTCCCAGCGCCACAGCTGACGTTTGTAACCTAATGATCTGCTGCTCGAAATCCGAGGCATCGACCCGCTGCTTGATCGGCAGCGTGCCGCCCGCGGCGACGATGGCGTTCTGGAGTATGATGATCTGCTTCTCGAAATCCTGCGCGTCGATCTTGAGGCTTGCCATAAGTTACGCCATCAACAGGACGTAGGTCCCGGTGGTCGCGGTCATAATTGCGATCGGCGAGATGTCATACTGGAAGCCCGCCAGACACGCGAACGAGACCACAACGCCCGCGGCGTTCTTCGCCTGGAGCGTTCCGGCCGTAACGCAGATGACTCCGCGCAC